ACGAACTTTGAACTTCTCACCTTCCATGTAATTCTTGATTGCGAATCCCTTACCCGATCCTGCACCTCCAGCTAGAAATACTATCTGACCATATTTCTGACCTTGATTGTAGAGGATGAGTTTTTCTTCTAGATATTGGGAGAATGTTTTCATACTATTATTTATAATATGCACGGATGGTCTAAAAATCTCTGATGTGATTTGATAAAACTTCAAGCTTGTTTTCTGTGAAATAAGCAGGGAGTTTATTTCTACTACCTTTTGGTTCTTCTTCGTATTGTTCTAGGATTGCACAAGTCAAGTGAAACGGAGTATATCTCAAATCTATTAATTCTTGATTTCTTTCATATCGTTCACTGTGTTCTTTTGGTAACGAACCATTCATCCAAACTTCAAGATTTTTCTTAGTAATAGGAGTTTGTCTTATTCTATCAACAATAACGTTATCTCCAGACAGCACGTTTGGAATTCCATCTCCTTTATCACCTCTCAAAATATGTTCCTTTAGATATTCGTGTGGGTCAACACCATTTAAAAATTTCTTTGTTGCAGGAGAGTATTGGAACACGTTGTCATTCATTTGTAGTTGAATAAAGTCTTTGTCGCTAGAAACGATTAGTGTCTTTTCACCTTCTTTTCTTTTGCGTAAAACTAACGTTCCAATCACATCATCCGCTTCAGCAGTGTCAACATGAATTACACGATAGGGGAAGTTTTCTTTGATTTCTTCTTTGAGTTGATTGAATATTTCAAAAACTTCACTCCAATCTACGGATGAAGCTTCTCTTCCAGATTTTCTCATTGCTTTGTATTGTGGGAAAAACTCTTTTCTCCATGAGTGTTTACCATCACAACATATAACCAGTTCACCGTATTCATCAAAATGTTCTTTTCGATACTTTTTCAAACTATTCAATGTCATGTGTCGAACAATGTTTATATCAACTTTACCATTTTTCATAGACATCGATGCCGATGCAAATAGTATTTGACTCAGATCAATTAATATCATTATTTTCTTCCTTTTTTCAAATTTTTTATTTCAGTATCAATTTCTTTCAATCTACCTTCAATTTCGGCATTACTCAAAACATCAAGTTCTCCGCGAACTTCTGATAAACAAAGCATTTCGTTCAATAAACTTTTTCGTGTTCTCATGACTTTCTCTTATAAAGTTTTTTAATTATAGTATTATAATAACAATAAAGAGAAGAAAAGTCAAGTCAATCTTGATTGTGAGATTCTTTTGGGGGGATTTTATCGTTATTAGACATTGATAACTTTTTTTGATTTACTGTCACTTTCAGATATCCACTTGTCCTTGAAGTCATCGGCAGTGACATTTGTGGTTTTATTTTCTTTTGATCTTCTTTCCTCCATCTCTCGATTTGAGTAGACTTCTTTTCTATCAAGAGGTTTTTCGGAAACAGTTTTTTGTTTTCCTGTTCTAGTATTGGTTGATGTTTCTTTGACTGTAGATCTTTCAATCTGTTCATCTGAAGACATTGATTTTTTATCACCATATCCATCTTTATACCAACCGCCACCTTTGAGATGAAAACTTCCCAAACTCATTATTCTAGTAGCTGGTTGTTCGCAAAGAGGGCATTCTATTATTTTAGTTGTTGATGTGATTTTATCAAACTCTTCGGTTATTTCTCCACACACTTCACATTTATATTCGTATATCGGCATATTATTCACTCCACCATTTTGCTATTCGGCCGCCATGAAGGAAAACATCTTCGTGACCTTTATTAAAAACTTTAGCAACAGCTGCTAAAGCTTGTTGTTTATCGTTAGTTCTAAAATATGGTTTATCTCCAATCATAACTTGGTACTTCATAATGTCAATCCAGTTATTCCAGAAAGATAATTGTTTTCCATATCTCTCTTAGGTTCGAGAATTACCATAACGTGTTTGGTATCCAAAGTAACCTTATCCAATTTTGCAGCAATACTCCAAGGCACTAAACCAATTCCCATTTGTCCAGCTGCATTTGGGGGCATTTGTTGGAGTACTCTTGGTTCTTCTAAAATTAAAAGTCCGTCTGAACTTTCTTCCATTCTTGTTATTATTTCTTCGCCATTAACTAGTTTCAATACTTTTACATCATTTGCCATTTTTATAATTGTTCCTTCAACGTTGTTACATATTTAGAAATTGAATGGTCTAACCCATCCGTTTTAGAAATTAATCCATTATCATTATTCGGTCCCCATTCTAGGGACACACTGTCTATAAAAACTCCTGTATGACGATAAGGCCAAGGAGGAGTAAAAGGGATAGGATCGCTACTACGAACCACCCTCCAATGAGTGGGTTGTCCACCAGACAAAACTTGAGAAGAGACTTTTGGTGATCCGTAAGAGTAAATTTGAACATTCTTACCTCTCTTGTGAAGCCACATTCCTATTATTTGTGCAACAGCTCCACCTAAACTGTGACCAGTAACGTGTACTGTATGTTCAATAGTATGTTCATTATCTATAATTTGCATAACAGATATAGCAGCATCTCTGAATCCTTTGTGGAGATAGAGTCCTGTGCGAACATCTTCTACCAATCTCACATCAATATCAGATAGTACATTTGCCTCATTTGCAGTACCCCTAATAACAATTATTGATATTCCACTATCTTGTATTACCTCAAACGCAACCTCATCTTTTTGGTCACCTCCAATATCATAAATTGCTTTACAATACTCTGCGTGTTCAATAAGAGAGACTAGTGAAATTGGTAGTGATGATATATCGCCACTAGTTGCACCTGCCTCATCTGCACTCTTCGCACATCCACTAAGTAGTAGAATTACTCCTACTATGGTGACTAGATAGTTCCTCATTTTTTTTCCATGCTGTTGCACTGAGTATTGCTCCGAATGATATGTGTAGAATACCACCACCTTCTAATGTCAGAGGTATCCATCTACTCGCGTCACACACCAATCCTTTGGAAATCATCGTATTACAATAATCATCCATTTTCATATTCCACATTAATGGGCCTATGAAAAAATCACAGACGCAAATGAAGAGATAGACAAGTGCTGCCCAATCTCTCCAATATCTGTTAATCGTTTTGTTTATTCCCACTATGCTTTTTTGTCAGACATAGTGACTAGGGTTAGAATACTTCTTCCAGCTTCAATGGCAGTGTCAACAACCCACTCTAAGTTTTCTTCGTCATAATCCCATTTTTCCCTGACGTATGCGACCAATTCATCGTATTCTTCGTCATCGATGTCTGTAATTTCTGGAATAACATCTTCGATATTATCAACTGCTTCAAAAAGTTTCTTCACAGGGTCAATGAAATATCTTGCATCTGTCCATGAAAACTTATCATCGGCTTTTGCTTTTCCAATCGCGTCTACGAATGAAAAAATGAACTCCATTACCTCTTTAGTTTCTTTTATACCTTTTGCTTCTGCCATTCTATTCCTTTATAATTTAATAATTAAGCGAGATTAAATCTTTCGATATAATCATTTATATGTTGTTCAGTAGCTACAACACCCTTTGCTTCAACTGCCTTTTTAGCAATTTCTCTAATATCAGTTTTTTCAACTGGTTCTTCAACTTCATCCAATTCAGGTGGAGTTATTGTGGAAACAAAATCTTTAACTGTTTCTTTTTCTGATGATTCCAATATTCGATCTAATTCATCAGATTTTTTACTTTTAGGCATATATCTCCTTTTCTTTATTTATTTTATTTAAATATTTAACACGTTTCTTTGTAGCTTGTCTTATCTTATATTTTGATGCATTTTTAGTAAAAAGTTCTCCGTTCATGTGTTCAGTTTCATGTTGATAAATCATCGATGGTAAACTGGTTAAACTTCCTGCTTCATGACCACCATCGAAAGTTTGATATTGAATAGCTATAGTTTCTGCTCTCACAACAGGAAAATACAAGCCAGGAAAAGATAAACACCCTTCTCTGACATAAGAAGTTTCTTCGCTCATTTCTAAAATTTGAGGATTGAAAGCTATAATCATTTTATTTTCCATCATAAAACCAAAAACTTTAAGAGGTATTCCAATTTGATTTGCTGATAGACCAACCCCCCTATGGTGTATCATGTTTGCAAAAATCTGTTTAGACAATTTCTCAGAGTCAACTTGAGGGTTGTCAAAATCAAATACCTCTGGTATCTCTCTCAAAAAAGGGTCATCCTCTTTCACTAATTCACATACTAAATCACTCACTCTATCTCCATTTTACTAAATTATTATTTCTACTTTACATCCAACTTGGTTCTTTGACATTTGCGTGTTCGGCATTGTCGTACATAAAAGAAGTTCTACATCCACACGAACCTTTTGCTGAAGGATTGTTGAATTTTAATCCTCGGTCATTCAAATCATTTGACCAATCAATTTCTGTATCCTTGATGTAAAGATGACTTTTCTTATCCACCAAAATACTAAGTCCGAATGATTCAAACTCTAAATCAAACTTACCTTTTCTACTATCAAAATCTACCGTGTAAGTAAAACCAGAGCAACCACCACCCTTGACACCAACTCTTACTCTGGTATCATCGGTTACTTTTTGTTCATTCATAATACTCATAATTTTAACAACAGCCTTTTCAGTAAATGAAATCACTCACGCTACCTCTATTTTACTAAATTGTTTTTCTTTTAAAAATTTAATTGTTGAACGAAATTTGTCATACAGAATTTCACCCTTATGAGAAATAACGAACACATTTGTTTTGTCATCAAGTGTATTGAGTATCTTCAGAAAAGCCTCAGTTCCATCAGCATCCAATGAAGAGTCAAACACCTCATCCAGAATCAACAGATTCGTGTTCACACTATTCTTGAGTTTAGCAACCATTCCCCATGTGAACAATAACGCTAAATCAATTCTCATTTTCTCAC